ATTGTATATAATAAACTTGTTCATATGCCAACAGATAATAGATATAAATATATAGACCTAGATGATGATTTAGAAAACTTTTTAAAAGAGAACTATTATGAATATCAAAAAGTATGATCAGCTGTCAGATAATGAAAAGCGTCATTTAATTGAAAAATTATACGAACAAGATAAAAAAAGTTTTAAAGATATCGCAGATATGGTTGGTACTTATTCAAATAAAGTAAGAAGAGATGCTATAAAATTTAAAATCAATATTAGAGATAAAAGTTCAGCACAAAAAAATGCACTAAATAGCGGCAAACATTGTCATCCAACTAAGGGTAAAATCAGAGATGATACAACTAAAACAAAAATTGGTTTAGGAGTTCTTCAGGCTTGGGAACGTTTATCAGATAATGAACTCACACAGAGAAAATTAATTGCTAAAAATAATTGGGAGAATCTATCTGATGATCAAAAGAAAAATATGCATAATAAAGCCACTAATGCAGTCAGACATAGCAGTAAAGTGGGATCTAAATTAGAGAAATTTCTATTACATAATCTATTAGCTGATGGGTATACTGTAAACTTTCATCAGGAGCAAATTTTATCAAATACAAAGTTGCAAATCGACCTTTTTATACCTAGTATAAATTTAGCTATCGAAGTAGATGGACCTTCTCATTTTTTGCCTGTATGGGGTGAAGATGCGTTAAAACGTAATCAGTCTTATGATCAAAAAAAAGAAGGACTATTAATAGGAAAAGGTTTAAAATTAATTAGAATAAAACAAACAAAAGACTTTTCTAAAAGTAGATCACAGATCATTTATTCTAAATTAAAAGAACATATCGAAAATATTAAAAATAATAAACTTACAAATAATATTCTAACAATAGAGGATTAAAAATGGCTAAAAACAATAAAGTATCTACAGATGACAGTAGCAGCAAAACTGCCAAGTTTGACACCAATAGTCTGGAATGGAATGACTATGTTTTAGGTCTATTATCAGAAGATGAAAAAATTGATGGTAATCCAACTACGGATGGACTAAGGAGAATATTTGAAATAGCTCTTAATTGTATAGTTGTGGAATCTATTAGTCAGGTTGTGCAGAGTCCTGAGCCAAATAATGAAAAAAGAGCCACTGTAGTGCATACTATAGGCTATGTTTTAAATTCTGAAGGGTCAGACAAGGTAAATTTAAACCTGAAGAAAATAGTAAGCGGAGCTGCTGATGTATATTATGGCAATTGTGATAAAATATACAGAAATCATCCTGTAGCAGTAGCCGAAACAAGAGCAGAAGGTAGAGCATTAAGACGAGGACTAAAATTAAGAAAAGTAGTAGCGGCTGAAGAATTAGCCAAAAATATTGAAGATGATCCAACTAGTGATAATGTGGACAAAATTAGTGATCAGCAAATTAATTTTATTGATGTATTAGCTAAACGTAGTAATATTAATATTAATGAATTAATGCTTGGTTTATCTATAGATCCAACTAATATAAAAAATATAAGTCATGATACTGGAGTTAGTATCATAAGAGAATTGTCTAAATATCAACAAAATATTGGTGATATTCCACCAAAATTAGTTGGTTATGATGCTTCATGGAGATAAATATGAAAGTCAAATATAAGGTTGGAGATAAATTAGAGTTTGAACTTGAAGGTGCTGGTCAAAAAGAAATATTTAAAGAATTAGCTCTAATTCAAGAAATTTTTGCTGAGGAAAAGTGTGGTCTTTGTAATAAGACCAATCTGCGTTTTGTTGTGCGTAATGTTGATGGTAATGATTATTATGAATTACGCTGTTCCGATTGTGGAGCCGTATTAGCTTTTGGACAACATAAAAAAGGTGGAACTCTATTCCCTAAACGAAAAGATGATGAAGGTAATTATTTATCCAATAAAGGTTGGCATAAGTGGACTAAAGATAGTAAATAATTAATTTAAAAATATAATTATTATTCTTATGGACAACATCCACAATTAGGAACTAATTGTGCATTAACATACCATATTGCTGGCGTGTCACACGCACAAGCATTTGGCCAATATGGTAAAGATTGAATAGACTGGATAATTTCTGGTGGAAATCCAAATGTATTAATATTTGATGAAGTAATCATAATAGGATTAAATGGACCAATTCTACATGGAAAATTGAATACAGTAGATTGCCACTTAGATGAACAATTAGTAGCTGGTAAATCTGAATTACATGTTATCTGCCAATTTAAATTTTCATTAATGCATCCTGGTACTTGTCCATTATATATCCATTTATAATTAGATATCTTAGTCCAAGTAATGGGGATAGATTTCCAAATCTTTTGGCCATTACATATGATATCGAAAAATATGTTTCCAATACCATTCCATTCACAACAACTACAATCTGTCGTATCTATAGTACAATCTGTAGTATTAAGTTCTGAAAAAATTGGTATTGTTTTGCGTTCTGCTATTAATCCTACAGGCTCAAGAGTTAAACAGGTAACTACTGGCATACATTGATCAATTCCAATCCACTGTAAACCAGAATTTTTAGCATGTCCTACAACTTGGTTTCGTTCTTGATCCCACCCTGGTACTAATTCTATAGGTTGGTTAAAATATCTATAATTCGGAAATATTTGTGGAAAAATTCCAGATGGACATGGTGTACTCATATTTTTTATTATAATTAACTAGGTTATGGGCTTGGTGATGGACTTGGTGATGGACTTGGTAAGCATTCTGTTACATTAATATTGCAACTTATTTCATCAAAGTCTGTAATAATACTTATATTCCTACGTTCTGCAATCAATTTTCCGCTTAATACATCTAGTTTAATACATGTAACCACTGGTAGGCATACTACTTCTACCCACACTAAGCCAGAATCTTTTGCATGAACTAAAACTTGATCTTTTAATGGATCCCATCCTGGTATTAATTCTATAGATTGATTAAAATATCTATAATTTGGTGATGTTTGTGGAAATATATTAGACGGACATGGACTTGAGCTTGGTGTTGTACTCATGATTTCAGCGCTCCTGGAGGATCTCCTGTACCTATAATAATATAATTATAATTTGCATTATTTGCATTAACGCCAGTATATACTCTTTGTATTGTGACATGGTCTCCTGCCATAGCTCCATAACCCATAGGATTACTGACTTTCGTTAGTAGATTAGGTATAGGATCTCTTGATTTGCCATCACAGGTAGCATACAGAGCGCTTATTGCTATAACAGCAGATGTTTGGGTAGGAGAGAATTTAGCTATTGCTTGACCAGTAATTATAACTGGAGCTTCTTGTGCATATATGATCTTATATTTGCAATTTTTTACCTCTGGATCTAAAGTTTCATCCCATATACCAGTTATTATACCTGATTGATAGGTCATCCATTGTTGATTGTCTGTCATATCAATGATAGGTTTTTCAATAGCCATATCAAGATACTCATCCTCAAAACGTAAACCTAGCATAAAATCATCTTCTTTTTTAATTTCTCTATCAGTCCTTGGTACCCCGCCAGGAAAACCAAATAAGCCGGGCTTGCTAGCATCATTAACCCTTTGTATAACTCTAGCTACAGTTCCACCATTGTCTACACTATATTCTGGATCGCCATTCTCATCTAAATTTTTAAAATAAACAGTAACTGATGAACCTTGGATGAATAATCCTTTTTCCATCCATTCGTCTCTATTAAATACTTTTGTTTTTTCTAGATTACTTAAACTTCTACTAGTATCCCACATAAATCCTTCATACCATTCAACTTTCATATAGGGATTAGGAGGACCATCAATGTTAATATACATAGGTACAGTAGTATCAGATCTATTTAATTCATCAGCCGCACCATAATCTAGAAAAGTTATTTTACCTTCTGGTGCAAACTTAACGGTTTCTGTGATTTTATAAACTAAATTAGTTGTACTAGATAAATATGTATCTAGCATGGCTGTAAATTCACATCCGTCAATATTCTCGTAAGTACTATCAGTAGCTCCAACTACTAAATCTCCACCTATTGGTGGTAGACCGCTACCAAAAAATATTGGATATCTTACTATTAAATCGCCTTTTGGTAATTCAGACGTTTCTCTAGCTACTGGAACAATACCATCACTATATCCTAATCCTTTAGTTGGTAATTTGGTACCTAAATAATATTTATCATTATTTAAACCAAATGAAGGAGTCTTAGTACAAATTTTACCTTTAACATATTGCGCAAAATGTTCTAGTGTGAACATCTCGTAAGTGGTTACATCTTCATCTTCCTCATTAGGTAGAATTCTTTGTAGTGCAAACCCTACGAATGGTGGTACGTATATAGTTCCACTTAATGATTCTAATGGAATACCATTATAGTGTTCATCGAGAATATCCGAACCTAATGCTGGACCAAATGCTGTTAAATTAGGTCCCAAACTACCATTATTGGGTACTGGGGCGTACTGCGATCTACTTACATATGGATCTCTAATTACAATAGTTGCTCCACTAAAATTATCTTGTTCTGTAATTAAATTACCTTTTCTATCTAAGGGTCTGGACCACTGATCCACCAATACGCCAGATACTGTAATATCGGTTATATTCTTATCTTGCATCAAAGCAAATTTAACTACTTTATCTTCTTTTTTTAATGATTGCCATATATGATATTTTTTAGTTCTTTCATCAAAAATGGTTAAAACTTTATCTCCAGATTTTAATTTAATGAATGGATTTTGTTCTTCAGGAGTATCTCTAAATGGATCAAATACTCTCACTGAAAGTCGGTTGTAGTCAGAGTCTAGATATATTGGTGTCTGTCCATTTGGACTATCTCCATAACAGATTATCCCAGTAATTGCTGCATTACCATCTGGATTATCTATTTTATATTGTTCTGATGACGGTGGAGGAGAACCACTTGGTAAATATAAATCTTCTGACAAAAAACCTTCTAGAAATCTAGCATAGCTCTCTATAAATAGTATATCATATTTACTCATATCAGAACATGAATTATTCATTTTGCAATGTGGCTTTAGGCCAAGAGAGCATTCGGATGCAGCGCTTAATGAATATTTATAGTTTGATGATCCAATAATTTTGATTTGTAATGAAGAGCAATCTGATGTAATATCAAAAGTGGAACAACCAGTGGTCTCTGTGCCTCCCCATTTTTCGTTATATGGGAAAATATTCTGAAATTGATCATCTCCTATAAAACCAGTATCTACTAATAACTCATCATTACATAAAATTTGAAATCTAAGAGGATCTACAATACCATTTTGAGCGCTAGATATAATTTCGTAATTAAATTTAATACTATAATCACCCGGAATTATAATTGTATGATCATTTGTAATACCAGGAAAATCACCCCGACCTTCAGCATCGGCTGGATCAATCTCTGTTAAATTACCAGACGATGGAGGTATATATACAGCATAACCAGTGGATGCTTCGTTTTTCCATTGTTGCTCATCCTCAAATCTACCAAATGAAGGACCAAATTTACCAGCATTGTCTAATAGTTGTATTAGCCATTTTGATGGTTCTTCTTTAATAAGGTCGATGGTAAACGTCTCGTTAGGCGAATTGCCTTCTGAATCTATTGGATTACCATCACAATCTATTCTTATACCAAAAGTATGATGGTTATAATATTTATCACCATATCCAGCATGTGCCCCCCATGTTTCAACACCATAATAATCTTCTGGCTTTTCAGTTTGATCATCTACTATATTACAAATATTAATATTTCTAAATCTAATAATATTAGTAACTGGTGTTGGTGTGCTATCTTGAACAGAGTTAAGCACAATATATCTATTGTCATCATAATAAACATAAATATTAGTACATGCATCTATAGTTTGTCCTAAGAAATCATATACAAAGATTTCTGTTTGATCCATATTAAGCTTAATATTCTCGCCATTTGGCCCAGAGATATGATATTTTTCATAAAAATTAATATCATCAGCTTTAGGATTAATTAATTCAGCTTTGGCCTTACCATTAGGATTTAATTTTTCTTTTAATCTAGCAACTATAATTTTATTTGGTGATGGACAAGTCCAAACTCCACGCTCTCTGTCAAATCTTAAATCAATAGGTCCAACCGGCCATGATCTTGGATTTGATAGCCAGCCTGTTTGAAATTTGTCTGTTAGTTGATCTTTTCTAAACTGGCCTAGCTCGGTATTAATTGCGGCATCAGCGCTGTTAGGAATTGGTTTACCGGTTGTATCATAACCCCAACCCTGTAATACTAAAGGTCCTCTTAAAGCAGGAATTCTGAAGTTATTGATTTGTTGTCTAATAGCCTCATCTGTATCATATATATTTATACTACCAGGTATAGCATCATATGTATTTGTATGTGTAATTTGATATTCAGCATAAGTATCGCCAAATACTATAGAAGACATCACAAAACCTTTTTGTGTATTATTTTTGCGAGCATCCCATGGCTCATAACCTTGAGATGTATCCTCTGCAAATAGCATAGCTCTAGTAGTATATGGATTTAAATATCTTTGATTAATTGGTAATAAATAACAATTTGATCCTTGTGACGATGATGTTTTAAACTTAAATGGAGGTATTTCATCTCTTGTTTTTGATGCTATAGGATAGCCAGATTTGTCATAATTAGTAAAATCATCAATATCTGTTTTACTATCCCATTCAATAAATTTACCATTAAAATTACATCTCATAGCAAATCTAGGTAATCTAGCTTTATTTTTCCAACTACTATTACTAGTAAATTTATTTATTGAACTTTTATTAAATTCTTTATTATCTTTAGGATTATCTCCTACTCCTCTTAATGAGACAGGAGAATAAAATCCATCCATACTCATACCAGCTAATTGAAAATAAGTATTTTGTAAATACTCTATAGAGTACGCTTCGGTACTTTCCGCAAAAATATATCTTCGACGATCTTCACTACCATCAAAATTTGGTGGAACGCTACCATTAATACCATAATTAGGCACACCGCTAGGGTCGCATGATGCGTCTGGAGGAAAAGACGTTTCTGGACTAGGATAAATTGATGGACTTGGTAATGGTGTTAATTGTGACTCTGGTATTAAATAATATCCAGAAAATATTAATCTATTGGGTGTGGAATGTTTATGTTTAGTTAATGGGGTAAAATAATATTGCTTTTCTATAAGTTTTTTATTATAGTCTTTTTTAATAGTTTGTACTTTATTTTGCTCATTTCTTAAATAACTATTAATGTATTGACTATTTTTGATATTGTCTTGCCAATTGTCTAATAAATATTTTTCTGTTTTACCAAGTCTAGGAGAATAAGTAGAAAAATTATATGTGGTTGTAAAACCACCGCTACCAAAGTCTACATTAATATCTGTTAAAAGTGTTGGTCCGCTACCTTTTGTGGGATCATATCCGACATCCACAGATTTTCCAAGTTTATGACATGGTAATCCCGCTGCTGTAACTCTACCCTTTTCTAATTTTTGTAATCCTTTTGGTGCTAATTTAGCTAAATTTTTACCAAAACTATCCATAGCACAATATGGATAAGTACCTGGGAATGAGGTGTCGTTAGCTTTAATAAAATTCCAAGGAGCTATATTTTCTTGTATAATTAATTCGGCACCACCGCCTTCTTCAGTAGTTGGATCTCCCGCATAATAATATGGACCATATCTATATACATTGCTTTTAAGAGGTATTACTACTCCTTGTGGTATAAGGCATGGAGGTTCAGTTTTAGCTAAATTTAATTGAGAAGAATTGCCTCTAGCTCCATCTAAAACAATATTATTATTATTTTTAAAATAATTATAATAATTTACTATGCTTTGTTTTGGATTTCCATCTATTTCAGGATGGTTATTGCGATTAGTCATATTTAATAAATAAGAAAATAAAACTACACCACCAATAACATTACTATCAATTGATGTTAGTGGTACTTTTTCAGATAGCGTGATCTTAATCCAAGTGCCTTCACTATTAACATAAAATCTGTTTTCGATATTACTTTTTAAATATAAATAATTATTATCTATATAATAATTACTAATATCTAATTTAGTTAAATCTATATTCCAGTCTACACAACGCTCAGTATTATTACCAGCATCATAAGTAGTAAATTTTTTATATAAATAGTGAGTTGTTAATTCAGGACATGATGCGTCACTACCACCACTAATTTTACCAACTTTAACAAATGATTCTATTTTACCATCATTATTTTGCACCCAATTAATATTGGTTAATCCTAATATATCTGATGTTCCCTTTTTTGGAAAACCACCATCAGCAATTTCATCACTGGTATAAAATCCTTGAGATGCTCCGTTACCTTCTATATAAAATGCTTTAGGGTCGTTAATATTAAATTGTGGATTATCTCCTTGCTCATTTTTAATACAGATACCTGGAAAAGTTGAATTCGGATCACTACCTTTAGGATCCGCTATTTTGACTAAAAATTCACGACCATAATAAGTATCATGAATATTTTTAATCCACTCATAACATACTCTTAATTTTTCTATTCTTTGATTTAGTTTAACAGCATCGCATTCAGTAATGGTTACATTTGTTAATTTGGGTTCAGCATCATCTCCACCAAATATAGTTTTCAAAACGCTATAAATAGATTGAGTATCTGCATATCTATTAAACGATACCCACATTTTTGCTGCTTCTTGCTTAAATTTAGCCATATCTATATTTATAGCCGCGTCTCTCATACATTCTATAGAGAATGGTGCCGGATTTTGACTTAAAACGCCATCAGAAGCTGTTATATAATAACTACCAAATAATATCCATGACTCAAAAGAACCTGTACTCAATAATTCAGCTTCAGATAATGTAAATTCTGTTAGATTCTTTAAAATATTTGACTTTTTAAGTATAGAGCACGAGAACTGAGGTATTGTGAATCCTTTTTGGATAAAATCCTTGTCTACTGTTGAAGTGTAAAATAATTTATCTAATTGTCCTGGAGCTATAGCTCCTGGCGATTCTTCATAACCAAAAAACATTCTTATACGACCACATTCTGGTGAAGGTGATGGTATTGGATTACAAGACGGTAACGGTAATGGATCGCAATTACAATCTGACATAATAATTTCCTGCTTTATGGTGTCGATGAACACTCTGGTGATGGGGGCGATTCTGCATCAATAGGGACATCAGTATCTCTAGTCACTAATTTAGAATATGGAGGATTCACAATATTACATTGAGTTGAAACTGGAGAAATATATTCACACGGAGGCGAAAAGCTTGGTTCTGGTTCGTCTATTGTGGTTAAGTAATGAAAATAATCTCCAAAAACTAAACGTTTATTTTTTTCATATGTCATTTCCTGACCATATTCTTTAGTCATAGCAATATCGTCTATACTGAATTGATTAATAAATGTTAGTAATGGAGTATTATTAATTGGTTTTGTATAGTCAACTGGAATAATTTCCAATTCATTATCTTCAGTAATATCAATAAAAAAATCATGACCAACTTCTTCACACGCTAATTCAATTAAATCTAATAGTGACATTTCATCATTAGAAGTTCTATAATTATCTGGTATGATATTTATTAATCTATCTAATTTTAATTTCAGGCATACTTTAGATATTGGAATTTGTATTTGTTTACCGTTTAACTCAGTTAGCGCCTTTTTTAAAAATATACCTTTATAGTTAGCCCCAGATTTCATAAAATCTTTACATTTTTCAATACCGTCACAATCATCAATGGATGGTTCTAAGAAATATAAAGTGTTTAATACTGTATGTTCAAGTTGTGATGGTGGTCTATCATAAATAGTATTAAGAATTATAGTGATTTTAGATAATAAATTTCTACCATCACTCAATGTTAATCTATATTTATATCCACCATTGTCTTCACTATAAGTATGATTACTTAAGATTCCACGAAAACAAAAATTACCCATAATAAAAGTATATATATAACCTAGTCTTCCATCATAAGGTAATAAATTTGGTCCTGGCGGACATAATGGCGAACAACCAGATGGAGCACATTCTTCCTTAAAACTTAGTAAGTCTACATTAACAGTAGATTCTGATCCACCAATACCTAATTTACTACTAAAACCTAAAATAAAACAATTTAAAAATTTAGTTTGTATATTTTGATTAGTAAAATAATCTGCACATCCACTAGCACCACATCCGTTTGGATCATAGCCACAAATAAAACAATCGCTTGATGAAGGACAAGGATCGGTATTACAAGGATCAGTTTCAAATGTTTGGAACGGAAATTCAAATGTAGACATATTTATACATTATGCACGTAAGTAGTGTCGTTGGTATGAACGCGAGCGGTCTTGGTGAGATTTTGCTGCTTAATAATATAATCTCCACAAATCATATCATTTAATACAACATATCCAGTGTTAGAATTATAAGTAAAATTATTCGGTCCTGTTATTTGTATTGGTATAGTGGAATCTAAATTAATCATAAGATTGCCAAATCCTGGCTTGGGTTGTGTTTTTTCGTAAAATTGTGGTAATTGGGGAATATTATATTTATCAATTATATTTGGTTGAATTTGCGGAATATTAATTTCAAAACAGTCCTTATTCCAAGAATTATTATTTAACTTCGTAATTAGTACTGGTCCATTCCTATCTATTATTTTAATAGAATATTGTCCCGATTGCAAATTTTGAATTGTTATTTTTTTGCTATTAACTAAATATCCACTATTATTTAAATATATTTGATATTCTATATTATCAGATACACCATCAATATCTATACTTATAGATCCCAATGGAAAATTTTGCCTATATAATGGCCTAATAAACTTATTGCTATAGATACCGTCGCTATTAATAGCTTGAATACTATTAAAATTTTTATTATCTAAAATATTTACTATAGTAGTATTTTTATTAGCTGCATAATAATTAAATTTATTTAAAATATCTATAATTGATAGTTTATATTGTTTTGTATCAATATTAAGTATAATATTTTCTTTTATATTAAATTCATATTTATAATTATCTGATAAAATTAATAAACCAATAATTAATTTAGCTGATGACTGCATATTTATAGTTAAAGATAAGGGTATGGTAATATCGTTTAGTATGATAGAATAAGAGTGACCATTTTTAATCTTTAATCCATTAGCTATATAAAAATAATAATAGTTTTGGTATCCAAGATTTATATCTCCACAATTAATTACTACTGTTTGTGTATATTTTTTTTGGGTAGTTTGGTCTATAATAATAATTTGATCTCCAATATTAATATTAAAATTAGATAGCAAATTTTTAGGAATCAAAATAGTATTATGTAGATTCATAATTTCGTAAAATATAGGCGGATTTAATTTAGTGTAATCGCCCTTAATACTAAAGTCCACATTTATTCCTGAGAGCATATCTTTTCCTTTATGGGCAAGATGGTTTTACATATGACATATTAAGTCTAAATACGTTATTACCTATTGTTTCTTGATCATTTACTTTGAACCAACAATCTAAATTTATATTATTATCATTTTGTAAGTCTTGTAAAACTTTTTCCGCACAAGCTCTCAATTCTTGAATAGTAGATTGAGACATATTAAAGTTGCAACTATTCTTATTGAGTGTGGCAGTTACGGCTATATCATATTTTTCAGCTGACTTACAACATAGATTTTGAATAAGTACACCCTTATCTCCTCGTCCAGGTATTATAAATTCTACTATATTATCTCTTGGTTTATCATGTGTAATTTCTACATCAACTTTTTTAGCTCCTAATATATTACAATTTGCTTTATTAGATAATACAAATGTAAAGTTAATTTCACCTTGAGATAAATTTCTATTAATTTGTGAACTAACTAATCTAAGATCACATAATTCGGGTGTAGTTGGAGATGGTGATGGAGATGCCGATGAACACGGATCACTAGTAGCGCTCAAGGCACAATTATCTTTTATATAACCACGATTAGCAACACTATCAAAAAAACCCTCACTATTATAATAATAATTAGCAATACTTTTTAAATTTTCTTCTTTAGCAAATCTTGTTAAAAAATTATTAGCATTACCAATTTTTTCATTTAGATTACAATTAGTAATTGTATTGTCTGATATACCAGCTGACATTTTAATAATTTTATCAAAATTATTATCAACTAATCCTTGTATATTGCCCGTTAATGTAATAGTTTCTCCTTCTCCATCCAAACTTTGTTCCACATTAAGAGTTGTAAATACTTTATCTTCAGGTCCACTAGAACATCCACTCGGCCTATATATAATTTCACCAGTAACGCTAATACTATTTTCTATAGGATTAATATCAATAGTTCTAAAATCTAATAGAGATATTCCTCCTGTATATGTTGCAAAAGCGGTGGTCAATTCAGATGTTGGAGGATTAAATACTCCAGCAATATTTATATCTCGTAATTTTTCAATTCTGTCACGAATATATGTTTCAGCAGCTGCTAATCCATATGTGTGTCCTGTTTCTGTACTTCCACCATTACAATCCGTTAAGCCCCTAATACCACCAGCGCTTATACTAAAATTAGTCTTAATATGTCTATTACCCCAGCCCTTAAAATCTGACCATTGAGACATTGGGACAGGATAACTGCCACCAGACCAGTTGAATGTATCATCATTGATGCTAACAGAAAATTGTTCTGATAAATTATTAAGCATTAATCCATTTAAAATAGATGATGAGCTGCCCGATGATTCTATTTTACCAGGATATGCTGGACGTTCACCAAAAGATAATCCAATATCATTAGTATAAAGATCAATTTCAATAGTATATGGAGCCATATTAACCCATGTAGGCATATTCCCTTCACTAATATTTAATGAAGTGATTCTTCCATAACCTTTAATAATTGTACTATCACATTTAATTTCTACATAAACACATTCTCTATATTGTCCTATTTGTAATATATCTTTTAAGCCAGTAACCCCACCAGCACCAGTAGTTACTACTTCATTAAAACTACTACCAACAACACTACCATTAAGAGTTACTTTGAGTACGCCTCCTATAGTTAAATCTCCAGCCTTATATTTTTCTAAAGCTATATTTAAGAATGGAGAAGGTATTAATTGCTTACCTCCAACCATTACAGAAGCCCCAGCATTACTAGGACCGCCACCAGAAAAAATTGTAGATACATCGCATGTTGAAGTTGGCATAATATTTTATCCTAAAAGAGCTTTCATGATAGTTTCTTTCATCACTGGTATTACTTTATCATAAATATTTTGTACTAATTGAGTATCTCTATTTGGATTATTCTGAATATTAACATCCAAAGTATCATTAAGATTTAGATTAACATCTCCAGTATAAGAATGAGAAATACTAGCCTTAATTTCTTTATTAAATTCTACACTAAATCTATTTAGTGTTTCACTTAGTTTTTCAGCAGTAGTTTTAAAGATGCTCATATTTGTTGACAAGTCTTGCATTGGTTGAATAATAGCATTCGTAGATGCACTAAACTTATCTATTGTTTGATCGAATATTTGACTTGATGGAGTATTACGATTACGTTGTAGATTATAAATATCTCCAGGTGGTGGAGGAGCAACAGTTGGAGATCTAGACCCATTATTTCTTTCCGCATCTCTTAATGCTTTTTCCATTTGTCCTTGAATTTGTTCACTCATTGACTGTGCAGCTTTATTAATATTTATTTTTCTTGCCGCGGCTTCAAGTTCATCTCTTAAAGACTTTATTTGTTCGGCTGCTGTTCGACCAGCCTCTGTTGTAGTATCTAATTCAAATAAAGCCCTGTTTAAAGCTCTGATTTGATCAGTTGCTGTTTGGGCTGATCCAAAATCACTTGTAACAGTTTTTGCTTGTTCTTTAGATAAGGCTCCTGGAGTTAGAATAAAATCAACTTCTGCTATCCCAAAGTTTTTAACTGTTGGCTGGCTAATTTTAGATAAAATATCTGATAATGGTTGAGCAAATTCTGCCAATGCTGGTATTGGTTGCTGCCTACTAATAAGTTTTTGTTCACTAGCTCTAGTTTGAGCTTCAATTCTTTGAATATTCTCTATTATTGCGGGAAATAGTCCTGTAAGTTCTAGATTAAAGTTATTGAATATTCTGGTAGTTTCTTGTTGGGAAGTTTCCATTTGTGTTAATAATGATGCTTCAATGGCCTCTCCAGCAATTCTTCTTTGTTGTTGTCCAGCAGCAACAGCCAGCCCTGGAGCATTTGGGAAAATTGTAGATAAATATGGTTTGAATGCTTCTGGTAAATAAGAACCAATAATATCTCCAATATTTCTACCTTCAGCAAATAATTCACCAAGAACTTGAACTTGTGCTCTACGCTCAGCTTCATTAGTAGGTCTAGCGGTACCAACTACAAACCTAGCTGCTCTGGCTACTAGTCCTCTAATTTCTGCATCGCTTACTCCTCTAGCTTTTAAGAATCTTGTACCTTCGGTTCTAAATAATCTAGCTTGTGCAGCATCTGTGAATCTATTAGTTTGTGCCGCATTAATAGACTCTATGGTTTGTTGTAATTTAATAAATTGTTCTGGATTTTCTGCCGCATCTAAAAATTCAAATAATAATTCTGTACTAGTATCAAATTTATTTTGTGCCTCTGCTATCTTATCAAGAGCGTTTTTGGTTTTTTCTCCACTAGTAGCAATAGTATTTAATGCTTGATTCAATCTTGCTATAGCAGATATTTCTTTTTCATATAAATTTTTGAGTGGCGCTTTGGCTTTTATATCTGCTTGATTCTTTTTTATATTTTCATCTAAACTTTGAGCTATTTGTCTACGCTTATTTAATTCTGCTACTATTACTCTAGGATCTGTGGTACCAGCTTGTGGAATACCTCCTCCAATATTCTTAGTTAATTGTTGAATAGCAATATCGAAAGGCTTATTAAGATCAGATAAAGAAGCTGTAACTCCTAGTAATCTATTTAATTCATTAGCCTCTTGAGCCTCTAATTGTAATCTTTGTGTTGTAGATTCAATTAATTTACTTTCTAGATCCAATCTAAATTTTATTTGTTCATTTAATTTATCTTCAATTTTAGCAGTAGCTTCTATTATTTCTGAATATGCCTTTTGTGATTTTTCGGATGTTTTTAATAATGCGGATAATGCTGCATTATTTTGAATTAATTCATTAACACTATTAATTGATTCTTTATTTCCATCCAAAGTACTATTAACACTAGCTGCTAGTTCATTGAATATTTTTTTAAGTACTCCACCTTCATTAGTAATTCTACTTAATGATGGTCCTAATTTTTCTTCTAGTTGATCTCTTAAAGCATCTCCAGCTCTACCTTGTGGAGAAGATTGTATTTCTTTTAATACGGCTGGCAATTCTTGTTGTATAACACGAGCAGCTTCTACTTGACTTCTTAATTCTTCAAATAGTTTTTGTTGTTCTGGCGAAGATCCTTGAATATTTAACAAGCCAGAAACTGTACTAGATACAGCGCTTAAATCTTCTGCACTAGCGCCGCTCAAATTATTGAGTACACCTATTTGTCTTCTTAAGACTTCTCCACCCTGAATTCTTGGTTCTCCACCAAGAATAGATAACCTTCTTTCTAAGTCATCAAACTGATCCATAGTTTTACCAAGAGACATTTCTACACGACCAGCTAATGTTACTAAAACATTATCCAGAGTTACTAAACTTAATTTAAATTTATTATTAGCATTAGTTAATTCTCTTAATGCTGCTATCTCTACGTTTTTAGCACCAACATAATTCTCAACAACTCTTTTTACAGCATCACTGTTTGCTCCCCCAAGAGCAAAGAATTGTCTTTCTGCTTCTGCTGTAGTAATATCTCCAGTTTCAGTTTTTGCTCTTACAAATTGACGCTGTATAAAATCTTTGGTAGTTTCATCAAATATTCTATTGAAGTTACCCAAATTATTACGTTGACTATCTACAAGTTCTTGCATAGTGGACATGTCGCTAAATGGAATACCTTCAGCCACTAGTCTACTCTTTAATAATGTTCTAAATGTGAAGTTTAATTCATTGATAGCTCCTATTTGTGGAGTACGACCAACTTCTGTTCTTAAAGACTCTCCAGTGAATCCTCTATTTTTAAGTTGAGTAAACTGTGGTAAAATTTTATCCACAAAAGTAGCGTTAGCTAAACTAAAAGCTTGAGAATTTTTAGTAGCTTCATCTAAATTCTTATATAATCTATCTAATTGTTCACTACTCTTTTTTAATCCACTATTAAAAGCTCCAAATAATTGAACTCCTACTTCTATAACAGTAATTGCAGCTCCAACCCACGGAATAAGATTCTTGAATGCTCCCAATAACTGTGCCGCAACACCAGGAGCTGCAACTTGTACTGGACCTGCTACATTTGCTGGTAGACGCACAGCATTATATGCTGCGGTAACTGATGCTGCTTTATTAGCAGCATTACTTAATGCTGTAATAGCTGTAACGCTAGTTAATATAGTTAAAGTAATATCATTAATAGCTGAACCAAAATTATTCGCTATTTCTAAACTATCAATCTCTCCCTTAGTGCTTTGTACAGAAGCATCTAATTCCGTAAATGTTTTTTGTAAATCTTGCGCGGCCTGCAATCTTAATTCTTCTGTTGGAGCACTACTAATAGCTTGTACTGTTTTATCAAACTTACCAAAAATATCTACATTCTTTAATAATGCTTTTTCTAAAGCTTTACCAGTAGTATCAGTTAAAGCTCCACTAACTAATCCACTAATAGCCGTACCAGCTTGTCCAGCAGCAACAACTCCTTTACTTGCTCCGACAGTATTTAAAGCTATGCCAGCACTTAATGTTAAACTACTAGCTTCTCTAATAGCCCCACCCAATGCTGTACCAAACATACCTATAGTGCCATCTAATTTACCAAAACTAGATGATAATTTTTCAATTTGTGGTAAAATAACCGCTGTAATAGCAGCTATCACACCAGGAGCACCTCCTATCATATCTACAGCACCACCTTGGGCATATCCTACAACTCCACCCTTATTAAAACCTTGTACTTTATCAGCTTTATTTAGTCTATTTAAATTACCATAACCAATTCTTTTTGCTGCTTTTTTATTAAATACAAATTCACCAGGAGTTAAGAGAGCTGGAACAGTATCTTCTTCGGAAACTGAACCACCCATAGCAAATCTACTTAATGCTAAATTTGCCTTACCCATAGGAGTTTTAAAATATCTTTCAATTTGAGCTATAAATTTAGTAGCATCTTTACCTCCTGGACCAATAGTTCTAGTAATATCTGTTGGTATATTTGTAAAAGCAGATCCAAATATTTTAGATGCTGACTTTAATCCTGTGGGAAAATCAATAGATTTCGTATCCTCATCCTTTGAGGTTAATGGAGCACCAAGTATATTTAAAGCAGACTCTAGACCCGCGCCAACAACATTATAAAAACCAGCATTTTCAATAGATTTTTGGATAAGGCTAGAATTATCACTAACAGAAGCACCAAGACCAGACTCAGAAGACAAGCTTTTAGCTATATTTACTACAGAAGATTCAAATCCTGTGTATAGCATGTTTTGTAATTTTTCAGCATAGTCCTTGCCTAATTGACTACTAATAGTGCTAGTAATAATTTTAATAAATTTTTGTTGGGGCTCATCTGCTGTACCAACATTTATTCCTCTAATATTTTGATAATCTTTTGATGAAAATGCGGGTGGAACTTCAACAGGAAAAGTACCTAAAGACGATTCTCCTTTAGCTCCAGAACCATATCTTAATCCAACTAAACCAAATGTCATAATTTTATTAGCCAGACCTTGTTGACCTCTAGTAATATCTTCAGTAACAGCTTGCTGTTTACCTAATAATGCTTGGGTTTGTAAAGCTTGTTTAGCTTCTGATACCGCTACACTTTTTTGGGTTAGTTTATCTTGCGCTTGTTTTATTTTTGTTATATCCAAACCACTATTTAATGCATTTTTATTATTTTTTCTAATATCATTTGGCGTTACTATTCTTGGTATTGATTGACCCTTGTTTGAGCCTTGTTTAAGAACAATAGGATTAGGAGCAGTTATATTGCCATTATCGTCCACAATATCATTTCCAAATATGCTCTTAAGTATATCGCTATCTTTTAGTGGCGCTAGTACTCCCTTACTTGTGGAGCCTTCCTTAAATTTTTGTACATATCCACCTCTGGCGAATTCTTGTACTAGTCCACTTTTTAAAAGTTGATTGATTGTTTCTGTAAATGCAGTAGCGTGTCCTGGCTTAGCTGCTACGCCTCCACTAATAAAACTATCAAAATATTGTAAAGCCGTATTTGCTTTTGCTACTTTTTGTGGTTCACTATCTCCTAATGATGCTATATATTTTGGTATAGCTAATTTAATTTTTTCAGCTGAATTTCCTGGAAATACTCCAGCTAAACTAGTTTTACCACCGCTTTGTCTAAAAGAAGATAACGGATTTTTAATAGTATCTAATAGTGTAGAAGTAGCACTAGCCGTTTCTGCTTTCATACGAGGAATAGCAGCTAGTGATAAGCCGTAGTCACTAATAACTTGTTCTAATTCTGGAGCATATTCAGCTTTCTTTTCTTTAGATAGTGCGCTAGCGGGAGACATAATTCCCTGAGCAGCAGCCATCAATAATTCTCGTCCTCTATCAAAAAATCTTTCTCTTCTTTTTTGTGTATCTGATTTTGGTGCTTTGGTTGCTATTTGTGATCCAAATGGAGCAATTTTTTCTCTAAAAAATCCTTTCTTTCCATCTGGACCAATGGTTAAATCTTTCTCAAGATCAGCAGTAATTTTAGATTCTGGTACTTCAATAAATTCTCTACCAATAGCGATACCGCTACCTCCAGTAGTCATTATATCATATGCTTGTGCTTTAGCATATTTAATAAAATCTTCGGTAGAAAGACGATCAACTTCTTCGGGAGATAATTCAATAAATTTACTACGAGCGCCTCTGCGTCTTTTAACTCCTCTTCCTTTAGTACCATCTTTAAATTTTTGAACTTCTCCACCACTATTCATTCTAGCTAAATTTTCAATACCAATAGCTTGCACTGCACTTTTACGAATAACAAATTCACCAGGAGTTAAATTTGCTCTAAATGTATCGCTATTACCACTACCAGGAACTAAGCCTCCACTAGCAAAACCTCTGACTGGTCTATTTAATAATAAGCTATTAGTATTAACTATGTTTTGATTTAAAGCTAATATAGATTGATTTAATAATGTTAATGTTTGCCCAAGAGTATTTAAAGATGAAGTATTAGCTGATAATGCTGCTGCGCCAGTACCTCCACCGCCTCTAGTTCCACCGCCGCCACCTCCGCCTCCTGATGGAGTAATACCACCACCTCCGGCTGGACCTCCGCCTCCGAATAAACCTGTTTTAAATCCTGAAAAATATTCAGTTAAAGCTCCTCCAACCTTAATGCTTGCAAATGTTAATAAAAGAGGTAATATTGGTTTTAATGCTCTAGCTAAATTAATAAAAGAATCAGCTAATGTTAAAGATACCGTCACGAAAGCTTTAAATGATGTACTATCTCCAATCTCTCTTACTAATGCAAGGAAATTCTCTCTAGTGCGAGCAAACTGCACAGCTAAAGATTGTTGGGCCACTAATGCGTCCTTTGCTGTTGATGTAGAACCCTTTTGGGCTACTGCTAAGGCTTGTTCAGTAACGGCAAATTGTTGAATTAATGGAATAACCTTACCAATTTGTCTAAATCCACCAAGTTCTTCTGTAATTGTAGCAAATTCTGCTGTTCTTGGATCTATCTTGCTTAAGCCTTCGCTTAATCTTCTAGTAGCCTCAAATAATCCAATAAATTTACCTTCTGTGTCCTGAAGCTCGATACCAAATTCTCTTAATTGTTCAATTGTTTTGGTTCTTTGAATTCTAGTAAAAATAGTTCTTAAACCAGTTGCAATTGTTTCTGCACTTTCACGAGTAGTAGCACGAACACTAGTAAAGATAGCAATAAATTCATTTAATGCATCTGTTCCCTGACTGACACCCCTACTAGCAGAAGCAAACACACCACCAGTACGCTGAATCGCAGCAATAATATCGCTAGCTTCAACAGCAAATGCAGCAGCAACAGCATTGATACTACCTAATGCTGAATCTAGTTCTTTAGACTGCAAACCAAACTGTCTTAATGCTGCAATAGCTCCTTCTGTAGTATCTGTTAAACTATCAAATGATGGAGCGAGTGCAGATTTAGCCAATGCTTCCAAAGCTATTTTAGTATCCTCTGCTGATAAACCAGCCTGTGCTAAAGTTGTAGCAACGGTTAATAAGTCAGAAGACGCTACACCAAGACTAGTAGACAATCTAGTGATCTCTTTACTAACATCACCCAATTCGGACACTGATTTTCCGGTAACTTGTGATAATCTTACAATTTCTTGATTAAATTTAAAAAATTCCTTAAATGCACTATCAAAAGCATTGACTAATCCATAAACTATAGTTGTAACAGTACTAAATGCTGCAAATCTTTTAATAGCCAAACCTGATTGCTTGCCGAATTCTTCTACTTGAGTACGAGTTTGAGAAATAGATTTACCAGCAGACGATACTGCTCTACTAGTTTTAGCTATACTATTTACATTGGCTGTTGCTGCTGAATTAATATTATTAAGTGACGCAACCATTGCGCCAAGTGATATATTTAAATTACTAATATTTGTATTAGCACTAATTGCGGCTTTAGATAGATTGTTTAGTCGAGTAGTAATTGATGTTATGCTTTTAGCTGCATTTTGATTAACATCTAGATTTAGTTTAATTTTAGCATTATTAATATCCTTTTGTATTTTAGATACAATAGGTTTAATATTGGCTGGGCCTCTTAAATTAATTTGAGCTGTTAGATTAAATGCTGCTGCCATTATTTAACTCCAAATAAAACAAATATCCCCAATAGAAATACTCTATGGGGATATAAGTTATGAAATATATGATATAATTTATTTTTAGTCTTTTGTTGATTCTGATGTTGGATTTGAATCATTATTATTATCCACCAGTACTGGTTTACCTTCATCGTCTAAAAATGGCTGAAAATCAACAATATATTCTCCACTATCATCCACTAAATTACCATCTTTATCAACAAATTTACCATCTTCATTAATAAATCTTCCATTTTTATCTAATAATCTACCCTCTTCATCTACCAATCTGCCTTTTTCGTCAACCAATTCTAAGTTTTCATTAACAAATTTATATTTAATTAAAAACTTATTTTCTGGTAATTTTTTCTCAAAATCACTATCCAATCCATACATTAATGAGGCTAATTTTTGAGCACCTAATAAGGCAACAGGATCGGTTGACCTATTAATGTAGTCATCATATCCTTTAAAATATGGTTTCTTAGTATCTTTATACACCACACAGGCCGAAACAAGATAATTGAATCGTGCATTATCAGCTTGACCTTCAGCGGTATGAGTGTCTAAACTAGTTTTAACCGAGATTAATTCTCGTAGTTCTTCTCTTAATTTTTTAATTTCCAATGCTAAACTTTTAGCCTTTTTAAGAGATATGCCGCCCTTAGATAATAATTTATCATTATTAGCTATTTGTTTTTGTACAGTGACAAATTGTAACTCTTTTTTATCATCCCATAAACCTTGCTCTTTAAGCAAATCGTCGAGTCTTGCTCTAACTATAGAACCAGATTTAACAGCATCGGAGAATGCTTGATTATATATTTTTTGAGCTTCTCTTTGCTCATTAACATTAGTGGCCTTAATTTCAAAAACAGTATCTATGCCATCAATATTTACAGTAAAATTGTTATCAAACATTGCGATCTCCATTCTTAGGTTTTAATAGAAAATTATAATTATATTTATATTTTGAATCATGATTAATAAAATCATCTAATTCGTTTATAGCTGATCTTATTTGATGATTACCATGATTTAACAATTCGTATCTCAAATCCTCCCATTTATCTCTAAAGAATTCTTCTTTTTCGTTGGTTGGTTCGTGTCCATGATTCCATAAATATCCAAACGCTTGTTCAAATCTAGAAATACTACCTATCATTAAAGTTTTGAATCTTTTTTCAATATTTTGTATAATTTTATTTTGATCGTTCATAATTATCCTTTCAGTCTATCTTTTTGCATTGTCATTGCTTGTTGTTGTAATTCTCTTTTCACATGAGGCACCTCTGACCATGGAATTGATTTATCAATATTGTTTAGAGCTAATTTTTGCATATTTTTAATATCTTTATTAGTTTGATTATCATTTAAGCTATATATTTCTTTCATCTCTTCCTTATTATTAGTCATAACGAAAACTTCTCCAACATCTTTTTTATCTAATCCATATTTTTCTGTAATTATCTTTTGTTTTTTCTCTTTAATAGATTTATCATTTTGATATAATAACCAACCGTCTAAAGCATCATTATCATTAATTATTTCTTCTGTTGGGGCTTCGAGATGTTCTCTAATAGCATCCAGAGTCCTGGAAAAATTAATTAAAGATCGTTGTTCGTCCGTTAAATTTCTAATATTAGTACCAAAAACATTGTCTTTATTAGATGTCCAATATGACTTCCACAAATCGTGTCTAGCTACTGCTTTAATGTCCTCATTTCCTAATGTATTATTATGAATTTCTGCAATAATTTGATGTAAATAATTTGCATCTATAGATTCAAAATCATCATTAAAAACTCTTACACTATCTTTATACACCATGGTGTAGATCAGATATTGATTTTTCATATTTTGAGCATAATACTCAAGTGTTAGATGATCAAAGTGATGTTTTTCTATATAAGCTTTATTTATACTATCATTAAGATTATTAATTATTAATTTAATTTGATTTTTTTTAGTAATCGTATTAAAATTAAGATAATATTCTATTTTAGTCTTATCTAAAGCTTCTAGTAATTTTTTAAAGTCTTGTTCTTTATTATCATTCCAAATATTATATTTAACGAGCAATCTTTTAATAGATTCTTCGGATATCCAGCTATCGCTATATTTATTACTAGATAAGATATTCTTATAAAAACAATGAGCCTGGTATTTTTCTTCAATACCAGGCATCACTATTTTATAATTTATATTATTAACTTCTATATAAAAATATCCATTAATAATTCTATATAGAGTATCTTCAATATCAAGTTCCACACCGCATCCTTATTAAAAATTATCAATTAGCCAGTGATAGTCAATTCATTATAGGTAATATAAGTATATGTTTCAGTAACATTACCACCACCAGTATCGCCACCACTATAACTTACGCTCTGTAATGAACAACCGCTGCCTAAATCGAAAGTATAAGCAATTATTCCATCGCTATCGCACAATTTAATTACAATGGGTTCTTTCTGAATATCAATACCTACGCATTCACCTGAAGTTTCATCAAATGATGGACCAGCAAGAACATTTGCGTTTTCACCATCTGAAATAACATCAAAAGATACTGTAATTTCAAGAGGGAAATTAACAAAACGATGAAATGGAGCTAATTGACCTAGAGCAAACATTTTTTCTCTACCAAGATCAGCACTAATACTAATTTGACTTAGTCTTCTACCGCTTACCATGGTTGGTAATGTACTATCTCCAATCTTGACATTTTGTCTACGTAATACTCTTTCATTTGGATTAGCTGGTGGAGTTATAACCGTGCCTCCAACAGCTTTGTGACTGCCAACAAATACGAGTTCTTCTGTTAAATTACCATCAACAGGAAATGTATAGGTTAATGAACTAACATAACAACCAGTCATAGTGACAGCTGCTGTATGTGGAGCTGCGACAAAATCTTGTGTTTCGTCATCAACAGCTAATACTATTTCGCTTTGATCATTAGCATTTTCTACTAATGAACCACCACCAGTAGCCAACTCCCAGATAGTTGGATATCCATCCAAAGCCTTACTAATTGTGATTTCCACATCTGGATCAGTAGCTATATTGTCATAAATTGCTAATCTGCCTAATTGGAATACTTGTTCTAGATTAAAATTAGTATTTAATCCAACACTTTGCGCACCTACGACAACAGTGCCGTTTACGCCTACAGCATGACTAGCATAAAAAATTCTTTTGTTTGGCATTTGGAATTCTCCATTATAAAGTGTGTTGCTAGCTAATAATACACCAATTAATTATTAATTTCAGAAATTGTCTCAACGGTTAGTTTTACATTCGCTTCTGATAAAAATGGACTAAAAGATTGAACCTCAGAAGCAAAAATATCGGTCAATCTAGCATTTAACCATATATAATCATTATCAAAAATTAAATCCCCATAATTTAATCTATCAGGATTTAAAGTACCATCAATATTAAATGGCTGAACTCCATCTAATATTACTAGATTGGTGTCATACATTCTAATAAATTTATCTTGTTGTAATCGAAGAATATCTATTAAATTATTTCTATCAGCCATATTTTCAGCAACAATGTGTAACATAATTTCTTGTTTCATCACAAGAGATTTATCTCCTAATTGAAATGGTTTAGATAATCCTCTAGCAATAGATTCTATAATAATTGCTGGTAATTGTACACGATTGTTACTTAGTATACTAAAATCTCCTTTATTTAATTGATTAAAATGAGCTAGATTATCATCTGTTTTATATTGTAATTGTTGCCACCATTTAGCATTATCATAACTATATACCTGAACCCATCTATATGAATATTCCATTTCTACTATAGAATTTAAATTAATTGGATTATTGAATATAACTCTACTATTAATATAATCTATCTTATAAGCATATTGACCTATTGTATTTAATGGATAAAATACGTTATTAACGTATATACCATTAATTAATACTGGCGATGAGGTTTGCACATATGGTGACGGACATGGATCACTAGTGGTTTCTCCAACAGGAGTAATACATCTTGTGTATGTAATATCATTTTCCCAAATCCAATCTTTTCTAATGGTTTGCCATACTTGTCCATTTTGATAATTAGGATCCTCTGTGGGTTTTAATTTTGATAATGGATTATTATAGATATTTGTTTGATTTCTTTGAACATTAATAAAGCCACCGATATTTAAAAATCCCCACTCAAGAAAAGACTTAATATTATTTTCTATTTGAGCAAGTATTAGTTTCTCGCCTATGCTAGAAACTCCGCTAAATTTTTCATTACCATATGTAAACGCCATATCATGTGTCCTTTAATGCTTTAGATAATATGCTATTTATAGTAGAATCAACAGAATCGATAGATCTGGTAATCCAATTATTATTTATTGTTCCAGAATAAGTACTGGGTACCGACCACTTTCCAGCTACAGCACCTTTCATAATAGCCATACCTGTTCTTGATCTGGGGTTAGGACCTAGTTCAATATTATATTCTTTAATAATAGTCTTATTGCCAAATAATAATAACCACTCCAACCAATTAAGAGTATCTCCTTTTTCAGTAATAAATGTAGCATCAGAGGATCCTAGAACATCACTAAAATCTCTCTTAATCATACTAATTTTAAAGCCTCCACTTAAAGTATTTCTACTAATTTTAGTATTTTTGTATTCTACTGATATATCTTGCCAAAAATTAACAATTGAATTAACTCTAGTATCACTATCTGGTAAACCAAACTCAGCTTTTAATTGACCATATAATAATGATGAATATTCTGGTGCTTTTTTAATTGCTTCAATAATAGTATCCTTAATTTGTACAGATACTTTATTAAATAATTTATTGAGATATTTGTCAACTTCCGGAAGTAATGCTTCTAGTATTTTTTTATTTATTTGACTTTCAGTTTCTTCTAATTTTAAAAATCCTGATAAATTTACCATTATTGCACATTTTGCCAGGTGGTAATAATAAAAGAATTATCTCCAAAACCAACAGGTATTGGATCTCTGTGTCTAATAAATTTAGTATTAGTTAAATTTGTAATATTAGTATCAACAATAATATATGATGCATTTTTAAGTTTAGCATAAATATCTATTGATGATAAAGACTGTATCATGCCGTCCACAAAGTTTACATTATTTAATTCTAATTGATCCATACCAAAAAATACAGGTTTAATAATACCTAAATATACAGTTTCTTCAGAAGAGAATGTTAGACTACCAGCACCTATACAGTATGGACAAACTTGACCATTAACAAATGGTATTGGTCCGCCTGTTTGGTATTGATTACTAGATCTTTGATTAATTGGATCGTAAACACAATTGGGACAGTCGCTTAATTTTGTATTATCAAAATATAGTTTACACGGTACAGTTAATGCAGTATCTTCTAAGAGAGCTAATATAGCATCTTTAAATATTTGTTTAAATTGAGGTGTGATAATACCTGTAAAATTACTCATATATTTATTTCTAATAATGGATTAATGATTAATAGTTCTGACGGGCTTATAGCATTTTCAATTCTAGAATCAGACGGAGCATCTCTTAATTTTTGTTTAAGAATAGCTATATTATGTTGCTCTACACTATTATTGTTTTCGATAGCTCGTAAATATAAAATATCTAATTTTTCAAATATGGTTTTTCTATTGATTCTAATTTTATTTTTCCATATCTGCCTAGCTATATCCATATTAATTGTGATCATATATCACCACCATTTCCTATTCCATCATAATTGGTAAAATCATATGTCCAAGCATCTCTAAATACTCTATCTTCTGGAAGATCATTAATAGTTATAATTTTAAATACTACATCTTTTGGCACTTGATTATGAGCTAGTTGTGTGACATGATCCAAATTTTGATCATCTACTGGAATGATAATATTTATAGAACTATTGTTATTTGGATATATTATTCTATACATTTAAAACTCCAAAAAATACCAGATTGCATTCTGAGCTATCATAATTTAATCCATTTAATATATCGTTAAATATAATTTCTACACTACTAGTAGTTTTAACAGAGTTAGCCTTTGCTCCTAATGTATTAATAATATATGTATCAGTATTAAAATCCCTAGCCCATGCTGTAAAAGTATAATTAGTATTAATAAATGGATAAGTAAAATTAACAGTATAGCGACCAACTCCCTGATCAATAATACTACTTATATTAAAACTATCTCTAATATTAACTATACCAACAGCGTTAAAATTAATCCATGCTGATGCTGTTCTTTTAGAAACATTAAGTTGAACACTACTATTAGTAGATAATTGTGGATATGTAATAATTAAATCATCAATATTAGTAATATCAGATAATTCGTGATTATGTGGAATAATTCCCTGATTACTCTGACTAATTATAATATTATTAGTATATTTTATAACTTCTATATTATTGCTAGTAGTATTTATCAATATATTAGTATCATAAGTAGACATTATAATTCTCTTTAATAATATTGATTATCTTCATATCTACTATGGTTGTAGTTAGGATTATTTAGATTTTGTGGATCAAAATTATTGCCAATAAATGGACTAAATATAGCTCTAACAGCACTAGCATTGGAAACATCCCAACGAAGAGTTAATTGTTCATACATTGAACATGGTCCCTCTGCTAATAATGTTTTATATCCAGCTAAGTTACCACCAACACTTAAACTAGCAGGTCCTAATGCCGCCCTAATACCTTCTAAAGCTGTTTTAGTTCTAAATGTACTTTGGTCAACTAAGCATGAAGCCTTTAATGATACTAAACTTATAAAAATATCATCTTTAGGATCTAGAGTAGGATCTGGAGTAATGCTTGGATAAGCTATATTAATTACATATTTATTATCTAAATTTACATCAAACTGTACATATTGAGCCGCTACTACCGCTAACTGCTGTAGTCTAGCATCACTATATTGTGGAGTAGAACTTAAATCATTAATAAGCACTCTAATAATTGTTACTATTTCATTTTGCCATGCCATAATATTACCTTTATATTAACATTGTAATAGTGTATTTGTTTGACTATACCTTTTAATTAGCGTAATGGTTCCATATAGTAGTCTTATTACTTCTTTTCCTCCACCAGTATATAAATCAATATTAGATTGAATTTCTAAATCATATTGAGCAATATCGAAATTTAATGTGTTTGTTTTTGACGCTGGTAACATTAAAACCAATGTGCCATTTGGTCCATCTATAGTAAAACTATATAATGATAAATCCATATTTTCTGTAGTAAAAATAGAAGTTTCACCACTATTAGTAGTCCATGTTAGTCTAGCGCAATAATCAGTTAAATCTATAGGATTATTATTTTGATCCTTATATATCAATTGTAGTTTAAAGGAACTACCTTGCTCAATTGGAAAATCGTGTTTAGTAGCAGACATAATATCCTCTTGGCTAGATATTGTGATTTAAGTATATAGATATACACCTTTTATAAAAAAAGAAAGGCTGGCACTAGGCCAGCCATTCTTCTTATGATAATTGATAAATTATATCTAATTATTATAGTGAGCCAAGTAGTACTCTACGGTTATCGAGAACAGCAAAACCCTGTTCTGCCCAACCATAGAAACCAGCTCTCTTCTGACGATGAAGAGTATCGTCTTCGAAGATCTGAACTTCTTGACGAACTGGCATTATGAAGCTATCTCTCTTGCGAAGATCTAAACCAACTACTAATTCAACGTCACCTTCTGGTAGTGTGCCAGATAGTACATTGTCATAGAATAGTTGATATTCTTGACCTTCTCCTAGTTCATCACGATCATGAAGATTGACGCCGAATATACGGTTAAGCGTACCATCAGCAGCAACATAAATTTCACGACGAGTAACTTCATCAACTTGATCAACTCCCCAGTTGCGAATATCTTCCATTGCTTCTGGAGAAACATAAAGATCAGTTAATAAACCACGATTATTACTAGCACTATTACCACCACCATTTCTTCTCATTACTGTTTTCATGAGAGATACTAGTCTCTTGGTAAATTGGCCACTATCAGCATCGCTGTCGAATACAACGATATTGCGATCTGTACCAGCAGCAAGAAGTGTATGCCAGCCATCGTCATTCATCTTTTTGACGAATTGAGCTTCCATAACTTCCATAGCACGACCAACAACATCCCAACGAGCATCACGAGCATACTTTAAGAGATAATCAATGCTAGCGCCAATATCATAGGTTGGAACCATAACATAATCGCCTTCAACATGACGCTCTGGAATATATCCGTGATTTGGGATAGTGTAAGCGACGAAATCTTTTTCTGTACCAGGAGCAAGAAAATCTAATGGAAATTCTGGAGTAGCACTTTGAGCCAATACGATTGGTTCAAAGATATTATCTAGAATATTACCATTTAGAATACCCTGACGAAGTGGTAATTCTAAGGCTTTTGCAAATTCAGAATTTGCGGCTAAAGCCTCCTCTTTATTCAGTGAACCAGATCGAACTAAGAGGTCAGTTAGTTCTGGATTTGGTTGAAATGACTTAGTATGAGCTGACATTTTTATTTCTCCGTTTCTTAATTACTGAATGTTTACTGAGACTTTAGCGTAACCATCGGCATCCTTACCGCTAAGGAATGTACCGATTTTGACAGCGTTTGTTGATGTGGTGGAAATTGTTCCACTTGGACCAACATAAGCACCATCACCAGCTTCTGGATTACCATCAACAAGATCTGTAGTAACTTGACCTACTCTTAATAGTGTCACCTTACCACCAACTTGTACTTCATCCTTATGCCAGTTAATATGCTGTCTTGTTAGGTCAAGATTAACTACATCGTTAAGCAAAACGCCTGCTGGCACACTGCCTGAAGCAGCTGTTGCGTATGCTACCACAGCATCGGCATCATCCATCGATACGCCAACACCACTAGTAACAAAAGAAACTACGCCGCCTCTTTCAGCAACTGTGTTCATGAAAAATGAAATATCTGTTAAGTGTTCAATACGATCTGGTTTAAGAGCCATGTTATTCTCCCTTATTTAGTTTTTTACCTAGTCTAGCATAAACAAAATCTACTAATGCTGCGCGAGTATTTTCGACAGTATTATCTTCGCCACCAACAGTTACAGTCGCATCTGTTGGTTCTTCTACATTCTCAAGAGCTTCAGTTAAATCTGGTGTTTCAGCAACAGATTCTTCAGCTTTTGTATTTTTTTTCTTTTTCATTGTTAACATTTCTGTCATAGCAGCGAATGTTTCATCATTAACATTCTCAAATCTGTCTAGAATACTATCAAGCTCATTAGCATCAAAACCATGCTCAACTAGAGAGGCTTTGCGCATCATTTTCTTTTCTTTCTTCATATAAGCCGCTATTGATGTATTGGCTTCTTCTAATTTGAGTTCTAGATCACTAATTGAAGCCATCATTTTTTTCTTTTCTTCTTCCATATCTTTCATTTTTTTAGCAGCTTCTTCGTGTTCTAATGCCAACGCATTTTTCTCGGTACTTAAAACAGAAAGTTCTTCTGCATGTGAAGTACTGAGAGTTTCGAGTTGGGATTTTAGTTCAGCAATTGTAGTCTCAGCGGCTTGAGTTGCCTCGGCACAATCTGATACTACTACTTTGTTGTCTTCACTCATAATTTGATTCTCCGAATTAATATTAGACTGAGTTGTTATTACACCTGATTTTGAAATATCTTCATTTTTTGGTAAATTTATATTATTTTCCATAAACTTAAACGATTCTTTACTAAATATTATACTATCTGGATTTGCGGGTTTGTCTACATAACCTTTACCACTAAATGTAATATTTCTTAAAACCCTACCAATTTTATAGTTATCGTGTTCTCCCAATCCACCATAAGCTCTAAGATGTTTGCTTAAATAAGCAGTACTGTTATTTCTTGTTAATATTTTGTACTCACCAGTACTCTTATTAATTAAACCATAATCAAAGCCTTTAAAAAAGCATTCCATACTAACGTATTTGGTGCCATTTTCAATTTCTTTAATTAATGCCTGTGTTCTTTCTTGCAGTTCTGGTTTTGTATAAGATTTATAAATTACAGCGCCTGTAAGAATATGATATTTTTCTGGTAAATTTTCTATTGGAGTATTTTCATCAATTAGAATACCATCTTCTGTTATTGGATAATTAGAAACTATATGACCAATAATAGTTTCTTCATCATGCTCAAGATTAGTTGGTTTATGTTCTGGACTATGTCTTGCCGCCCATACTTCATTTTTATCAAAAATATCATCATTTTTATTCCAACTACTACTCACTAAAATAGATTGAGTATAATATAAATCGCTATCTTGAATAGAAGCCAAAGCCTTAAATGCTTTAGATTTAATCTCTGAATTACAAGGCTCAATTGCAGCAGCATATGATATGCTAGCCGAGGCTTGTATTTTATCTGCTATGTCATCGTCATATTCTTGTTGAAATAATTGCATATTTATACCTCTTTAATAATTATTCATACACCGATGCATAAAATGATGATTTAATTAATTTGATTTCTTCATTTGTTAGTTGTTTATTTAATTCATTACTAATATTTTTAATCCAATAATTTAAACCATTAAGTTTATGGGTTATAATATCTGTATCAATACTAGAAATAGTTTTATTAATATAATTTTCGTCAATATTAATATTAGGTTGAGTATTTAATAAAATTTTAGTTTTAAGATTATCTAACTCAAATGATTCCTTAGCCGATAATTTTCTTAAGTTATCTTTATTATAAAATTCTAACATTATAGGATTTAATATTTGACTAATTTTTTCTTGAGCATCATTTGCCCATACGGCTAAAGAAGCACCAGTTCTTGGAGCAAAATCTCTTTCTTTTCTTTGTTTACTATCTCGACTATTTTTGGGTCTTCCTTGACCAGAAACTCCAATTGGGCCAGAACTTGTTCCAATTTTAGATGCTGGTGGAAATTCTGATTTCATTTGAATAGCGTTTTTTTCTCCTCGTTTATTAGGTTCTAGATCCAAACCAACTTGACTTGGCGTGGCAATACCAAGTTGTAGTGCTATCTTTTTAAGATTATTCTCAAAATTAGCATCATAATATGGCCCGGCCTTTTGTACCATTCTTTCTGAATTCCTGTCTCTACTTTCTCTATTAAGTCTAAATTTTTCCATATTTGGATCTATACCAAATTTCATTTGAATTAATTCATCACTAATAATATTTCGATCAGCGAGTTGTATTAACAATGCCTTCTCAGCATCTTCATTACTTAGATCCATTCTATCAAACTCTATTTTAGCAGGATATTTGAATCCCATAGATTTTTGTACTAGTTCTATTTCTTTTTCCCAAAAATTAACTAATACATCTCTACCATACTGAAGTCTCTGGGTTAGTGTTTTTAGACTAATGAAATTATTGGTAGTACCAGAAGCTCCAAATGTACCAGTAAGCGTTGGAGGAATACCTAATCCAGCATATACACTATTTAAATGCGGTATATATTTACCTTCTCCAAGAAATTGATGTACATTAGTATTACTTTCTAATAATTCGATATCTGGACCCCAAACCAAATCCATTGTACCACCACCAACATTATTACTTAATATTGCGGATAGTTTTGAAGCGGCTGCTTTTGTTGGAGCAATTTTATGTTCAAGGCTGCCAAGTTTAAAGATTCTAATATTAGATACAGCACCATCTAAAGCGCACATATCAGCTAATTTTAGCTTTTCAATAATAGTAATATCATCCATGATTGCATAAATCATAGGAAATGCCCAAATTTGCCAATCGTCTTTTTTATAATGATAAACAATTGTTTTATCTGGATTTAATAGATATGGTTTTCTGGTTTTAGCTGCTTCAATTATATCAGTAGGTAATTGTTGAATAATTTCTTTTTCCGTATCATTTTTTGGATTATTAATAACTTTTCTTATATGTGACGGCAATATTACTCCGTAAAATTTCTTATTCGAAAATGCCGATAAAGATCCACCTATTACTTCCACATAAACTGGATCTATAAATGTATATCTCCATGGTATTTCTTTTTTAGCTAATTCAATATCTCCAGTTTCTGGATCCATAATATCAGCAGAAGCTGTTGCTCTATACATCTTATCTATAATTTTATTATTTAATTTAGCTGTCTGCCTATTAATTACAACATTACCAGTACGATAAATATTATTTAAAAATCTTTCACTTCTATCCTTTGCATTAATTTTTTTAAACCAAGCCTTAAAAAATCTTTCAATTCTTTTGTTTGGATGTACAATTCTAATGCCTTGGCTAGCAAAATCTCCCATAAGATCGATAACATTTTTAACCAAACCCACTCTTTGATAAATATCATCAGCGGATCTAATGATTTCTTTAACCTTATTTGGTATAGCCTCTTCTGGCCTAAAAGCGTAATAGTCTTTTTTGGTTAATCCTGGTCTTCCGCTAACATTGGTATCTAAATTAGAAAAATCTAATCTGGTTCTTCTTGCAGAAGATCTCTCTATACCATTAAATTCTGATAATGATAATGAAGATTCTTGTAGAGCTTTTTCTTTGCTGCTTAGGTCTTCTCCCCACGTGACATAAGCATTTTCATTTGAAATTTGAGCATCATGAATTGCGTCACTTTTTGGATATTTTTTAGCCATATTTTTTTTAATATATTTGTAATTGTATTGTAATTCTATTAACTGATAATACACCAATATTATCTATATATGCCACCATATATACCTTCTTCATTAGCAGCAGACGTAAACCATTCTGGCCCTTTATAAAGTTGACCAGTTATTTTACCAACATCTTTGGTAGTTCCACCAATTAAATTATATTCTGGACCAGATAAAGTCCTATTCATTTGTCTAGCTAACATATTGGCTATAACTAAAGCACTATATCGGTCTTTTCTTAATCTACCCTTTTTGCCATTTGCGGTTTTAACTTCTGGAGTGTCCCATCTGTCTCTAGAACCAGAAGCTCCGCTTGTATGAGTCATTACTATGGTAGTTAATTCGTTTTTTAGTTCTTCGATTTCTAAAATACATTCGCTTAAACTATCGTATAAAGGATTAGTTAAATCTGTATTTAAAATATCTTTACCTTCCATTTCCAATGTTAGTCCGAGTGTAAGATTATCAAATCTTGGAAAAAGTAATGCTTTATCCTCTAAGTCTTTGCGTAATCCATGATTCGCTTGAGCTGTCCATTCCGCTCTAGCAAATTGAATCAGTTCTAATATGTGTAGTCCTGGCTGTATATCAGTATCTTTAGATTTATCAAAATTAATAATAGGCCAAATTAATTTTTCTCCATCAGACAGATTTTGTGGATCGTGTAATGCTTCCTCAATAGCAACTCCGCCACCTTGTGCATCCATACCTATTCTTATTGGAGGAAAATAATTCATTAAACTTCTAATTTTTCTTGCACAGAAACTATAGAAATCATGTTCTTGTACTAATCCTGTTTTTTGTCTTTCTTTAAAATTAGATCGATTAGTAGTCCAACAATAAACAACCCTGCTATGGTCTTTATGTAGTTCTAAAATGACAATACTAAAATTATCTTGTTCTGATGCTGGGTCTACACCATATACATACTGCTTAGTACTATCTCCTTTAATTACTGGATCAAAAACAATTTTACCACTACTGGGCAGTATAATATTTTTATCTTCATCTGTTACACAACTTTCTATTAGGCTTCTTTTAAAAAAACCATCACTATCAGCAGTAAAACATGCTGCATATTCCATATTATATATACCAGTATGAATAGTAGCTTTAGCTCTACTAACTTGTTTATCATCCATGAATCCTAGTGGAATAAGCTCATATGGAATACGAATAATGCTATAATCTTTCCAATTAAAACTACTTGGTATTTCTCCTTTAAATATTTCTTCTAATTTTCTAGTATCTCCACGACTTTCTATAATAGCCTTATATCTTCTCCAATAACTTGCAAAATGTTTAAAGGCATAATCTGCTGTGCCGCTAATAATAGCCTGATTGCCCATTTTATATTCTAATGTTTCTAATTCATCATTCCATAGACCAGCATCTCTCATCGCTTTTTTCTTAGCTTCTTCTTTTACATTTTGAATAGGGCTTGCACTTACAGCGGCGAAACCCGACACAACCGTTTCATAAATATCTGGACTAATAGAGGCAAATTCGTCTGCAATAATAATATGTGCTCTTAAACCTCTAATTTTACTACCATCGCCCATTGGAATCGCTATTGCCCAGCTTTCTCCTAATCTCATTGTACATCTGTCTACGTCTCGTCTTGGTCCATCATCATTACCATTAAAAATACTTCTTAATATAGAACTAGATCTCCAAATGTTTTCCATATATTCAAAAACTAATTTACTCTGTCTAAATGCAGCACCGACAATAACAATTTTTGTACCTGGAAAAAATATACATTTTAATACTGAATATAAGGCTAAAAGAAAACTTTTACCCCAGCCACGGCTGGCTATATACATTGGAAATGGTCTAACCCAAAATTCTTGCAAAATAGCAATCTGTATTGGATGTAATTCTATACCAAATAATAATTTAACAGTCATACCAAAATATTTTGGATTCCTCATTAGTCTTAATAAATGAAGGTCTGGATTTTCAATATCGCTTTTAACCCTATTAATCATAAGATTTTTAGGTATAATAATTTTTGACAAGTCGCCAAGATTTAACCAGGCGTCTTCAAAAGCGTGTTTATTTTGAATTTTTTGGCTCATATAACTTATATACTCTCTTCATTATAGATAATGCTGTTTTTTCAGCCCATTCAGGATTACTACAAAAAATAACATGTATATTATGATGCACAGAAAGTTCCGTAAGAAATTTTAGTATAAATGCTGGACTAATTCTAATTTTTGACCAAGCTTTTTTAGGAACGTCTGATCCTACTGGATAGTTCATCATTTGTTCATAGTTACATTCTATAAGAATATATGCATGTTTATATGTTTTCATCCTCTCAATAACATCTTTAAATCTGGGCTCTGTCATATTATTTGCAATTTCTGCTATACCATTTTTTCTTTCAATACATAATATATTTTCTAAGCCGTCTATACTATAATCACCAGTATCTAATTTACGATTAGCTTTAGAGTGATATGGAAAATGCCATGGGTGCTGTTCTCTAGTATCTATTATAATGGTAAAATTATCTTCTGTATTCATTTTTTGCTCGCTATAATTCTCATAAATGTAGAAGCATAAGTTTCTTCTAATCCTTTAATCATATCATGATGATATTTACATAAAGTAATTCCATTATCTATTACAAATCTTAAACCAGGAAAATTAGCCCAATTTTTTATATGGTGTGCATTAAGTTTTTGTTTTTGATTGCAATTTGGCCATTGGCATTTAAAATTATCTCTTTGATAGACACTTTTACGCCATTGAGTATATTGAGGATCTTTAAAGTTTCGGAACATAATATTATGCAGATGTAGGAATAATAGTAGTAATGGCAAGTCAAATTACTGCAATTTGATCTGTGGCCTAATTATTTATACTAATAAAATAATATTCATATTTAATTTTTCTAATTGCTAATAGTCTTAAAAATAAATTTTATGCTGAATCTAAGAATCTAAAATCACACTTTCTGGTGTCAAGAATGGTCTATCTACAGTTTTGTCTGCAAACTCATGATATTGCTCCAATCCTTGAACTGATTTTTCAGTTGCCATCCTGATAATTTCCATTTCTCGACCCTCTTTTTCCCTAATTTCTTCATCTTCTAACATGCGTATTAATCCAACCCAACTACTTTTGCCGTCTTCTATTCGTTTAATACGCTGTTCTCTGGTGGCCTTAAGATCTTTACTAATTTTTTGTTGTTCGTTTAATAATTTAGTATATTCATTAGTATAATTAGCGATACTATTACGAGCAAAACTTAATTGTGTTTCTAAATTAGTTAGTCTTGGTATATCTCTTTGATCTTCTGGTAATGCATAAATTTTATCTACTTCTTTTTGTAATTTTTCCGTTTCTGAAATGTGTCTTTTGCGTTCTTTCATGCTACGATTAATAAGAATATCAATAGTAATAAATTGTTTGATTTGAAGTTCCTCCGCTGGTAATACGTCTTCTCTAAATTGACGAATAAGATTAATCCATATGCTTTCAAAATATTCTAATTCTCCACTATCATTATCAAATTGTTTTTTAATTTCTTGCCAAAATGTTTTACTATGTAATTTATGCTTAAGATATGTTTCATCATTTAAAACTTCACTATCTTCTAGAAGTCTATTTTCTGTAATATATCTTTGTACCGGAGCTAAATTACGATTAATTTTATCGGCTATTTGCTGTATAGATAAAGTATTAATATTATCTCTAATAAATTTTTCTTCATCTAAACTAAGTTGGCCACGTTTTTTACTACTCATAAATTATCCATATTTATATTAAAATTGTGCAGAATATGTGATATATGATCTCTTAGTTTGAGTAAATCTTGTTTGTTTACTTTACCACCGCCCTTTAGTCTTAAGTATGTTTCTCTATATTGAATTGATAGATTATTTTCTATTAAGGATAAAATTTCTACGTTAGATAATAAATTGGTGAAGTCTGTGGATGTGTGTGAGGTAGAGTTATCATTTTCAATATGCACGGGTTGCATGAGATTTTTTTTAATTTGATTACGGGTTTGCCATTGTGAATAAATATCACAATCATTTTTATTTTTAAATTTGGCGCACTGATTATCTGATTTCAGA